ACGCATGGTTCAGTGGAAAGACAAGCCGGGCTCAGAAGACGCCGTTGCAGCCATGCTCAAAGACATCTCCATACGTTTTCGTTTCGAGGACTGTATCGATGTCCCTGAGAATACTGAGCGGACGATGTACATCGACCTACCGCCGGCGTTAATGAAGCAGTATCGCAACTTCGCCTGGGACTCAATGATTGACACCAATGACGGTGAAACCATCAATGCCATCCACGCAGGGGCCAAGGTTAAGAAGTTATTGCAGCTTTGTACTGGAGCCATCTACAACGAAGAAGGCGTTCCTAAAGTATTCCACACCCAACGCTATGACTTGGTTATGGAGCTGGTCGCTGCCCGCAAGCACAGCATCGTTGCCTTCAACTGGCGGCATGAGCGCACTGAGCTCTGCAAGCTGGCCGACAAGATGGGTATCGAGTATGCATTCATCGACGGCACAGTGCCCGTTGCTCGACGTACTGAGATCGTTCGCGATTATCAGGCCGGTAAGCTCCAGGTTATTTTCTGTCACCCGCAGGCCGCTGGTCACGGACTGACATTGACCAAGGGCACTACGACCATCTGGTGTAGCCCATCGTACAATGCCGAGCACTTCCAGCAGATGAACCGCCGTATCTACCGTGCAGGTCAGACACAAAAGACTGAGACCATCATGATCGCAGCCCGTGACACACACGAAACCAAAGTGTACGAGCGACTTGGCGAGAAGATGACACGCATGAATGACCTGTTGTCGTTGTTCAATCAGATCACTAAAGCAGCATAGGAGGACGTATGACAGTAAAAGTTTATTTTGAATCAAAAGTTCACGCAGAGATTGTCGCTATTTTTGTAGATGAAGATACATACGATGTCTGCTTACCTGCCTTAGAGAAGTTAGCCAAGGAAGCAAGGATGATCGTCACTGCATCCGTTGAAGAGGGAGAGAATTTATGACAACAATTCACAAAAAAAATTACCCATTTGACAACGCCAAAGCCAACGCAGATTTCCACCGCAAAGCTGCTGAACTTAAAAAATTAGGCTACTCAGAGTTTGTGGTTATGGGTGAAGCTGAGGCTTGGAAGCCTGCAAACGATTACATAAGGAGTACCAAATGAGCGAAGACCTTAAATACGAAGTTGATGCATACGAAGAGTGTATTCATATCCACCTAGAGGGCTGCACAGTTAACATTATTAGGACAGATGAAGGATATGTAGTTGATCTGTGGCCCCCACGTTTTGGCCAACACTGCCACGCTGTAGCTTCAACTTACGCCTACGACGCCGAAATTCAGGAGGACTTATGATAACAATTCACGAAGAAGATTTTCCGTTTGAGGAGATCAAAGATGAAGGCGGTGATTACTTCTACCGTATTTCTGAGCTATTAGCACTTGGCTACGTTGAGTCACAAATTTGGTCAGTTGTTAGCGGTGATGACGAAGTGGACCAAAACGGTCAGCGATGGAGCTACTACACTTACGGCCCATCACACCATTATGTGAATCTGATTGGTTATGTGGGCACTGAAGAACATCACGACGGTGACACCTACTACGAAGAAGCAATGGACATGGACGACTGAGAAGAGGAAGACGTATGAGTAACGAACAGATCATAAACCTATTTGACAGTAACCCAAACCTACTGCTATCTGAGCTGGTCATAATTACTGGCAAGTCAGTTAAGCAACTTAAGAAAATATTAATGGAGAACGTATGAAAATACTAACTAAAGCAATCACGACCAAACTGATTAAAAACTTTGTTACAAACGCACCCCTCAACGGAACCGAAGAGGAGTTGGATTTCAAACCTGTGGTCAAGCTATTTGGTGGCGGTGCCTGTACGTGGCTACTGACTGAATTGGACCCTGACATAAACGTCGCATTTGGATTGTGTGATCTGGGTATGGGCACACCTGAGATGGGCTCTGTCAGTATGGACGAGTTGATGGACCTACGGTTCCCACCGTTCAACTTACCCATCGAACGTGACCTGCACTTTAAAGCGGATAAAACGCTCACTGAGTATGCAGACGCAGCACGTAACCAAGGTCGCATTGCGGCGTAAACGAAATAACTGAGGAGAATACCAATGTCTGAATCAAAACTAGGTGACCTTATCGAACAGGCACATCAACTACGCGAAGTGATCCGTGCCGACGAAAAGAAAGTCAACGCACTCAAGGAAGACTTCAAAAACCTATCTAGCGAGATCATGGTCAAGATGGACGATCAAGGTGCCAAGCGCATCGGCGGCATCAGTGCCAACGTCTCCATCTCTGAGACCGACGTCCCTACTGTCAAAGACTGGGATCTGGTGTACGACTACATCAAAACCAACGACTCGTTCTACCTCTTGCAGAAACGCATGAGTGCAGCAGCGTTTCGTGAGTTATTAAACCTAGGGCATGAAGTCCCGGGTGTCGAGATTTTCAAAGACCGTAAGTTAAACCTTCGAGCTTTGTAAAATAATAAGCTGTGCTTATATACATAATCATAAGCATGGCTTATAATTTATACCGCTACCCCACTAACGGGGCTCAGCGTTCAATGTAACTAAAGTGAGTAAAAGTCCAATGGCTAAAAAAGAAATCGCAACACCATCAAGCTTAATGCTAATTGATGACGCCCCTGACCACGTCACAAACGCTGCCGGTTTAGGCAACGAAAACGTGACTGTTTCCTCCGATGATATTCCAGAGATCAAGCTGCTCCAAAAGATCAGCAACGAATGTGACGAGAGTCATGCACGTTATATTCCTGGTGCAAAGCCTGGCATGATGTTCAATGACCAGACTCGTGAGATCATGAAAGAATGTTTAGTAGTCAACGTGTACTACGATCATTTCTGGATGGCGTGGAACAAGAACACCAACTATCCGTTTATTGATGCAGCAACCAACACCAAAGAATTCGAGTCCAAAGAAGCCATTGAGCAAGCGTTTGCTAGCCCATCAATGGAATTTGAAGACGTGGATAACTACGACGTAAACGATTCACCTCGTCACTACGTGCTCGTACTTAACCTCGAAACTGGTAAAGCCACTGGCGCTATCATGAAGTTCCCTCGTACCAAGGCCAAAGTGTCTAATCGCTGGAACAATCAGATTGCAGCAGCGGGCGGCGATCGTTTCTCAGCTGTGTGGGCCGTAGCTGGTATCACAGAAGAGAACAAGAAGAACGGTAAGACCTACCTCAACTACAAGATCGAGCGCAAAGGCTGGGCATCCCCTGACCTGCACGCTAAGGCAGAAGAAGCTTACAAGCATCTGTCTGGTCACGTAGATCAAAAAGCAGCCTAACCGCTGCGCACTGAGCGTTGTATGGAAGCGACGCTTTTTTTATGCTGGACGGAGCCCTTAATCAAAAGGTTCTAATCTTTGAACGAGCATGGTTACATTCGTTCCGTCCACCGCCATTTGCCTGCAGACATGCACAAATGGAAAGTCCACGATAACTATGCAGGCGGTGTGCCTGACTGCTGGTACGCAGGCCCAACAGGTAATATCTGGGTCGAGTACAAGTGGATTGCTACACTACCAAAACGTGACTCAACGCTAATAAAACCCAATCTTTCTGCACAACAATTAGCATGGCTAATAAAAATGTCTGGACATGGCATAAGCTGTGCTTGTATTATTGGGTGCCCAGAAGGGGGAATCCTACTCACCGAGCAGGATTATTGGCTTAATGGAATAAGTAAGCGAATGATGAGCCTTACCCCAGCCAAAGGTATCGCAAGCTGGCTCACAAAAATCTGTATGGAGAGGGAATCAGATGACTATAACCAAAGAAACAAAGGCAGCAACCACGCTTGACCTATTAACCAATGGGGCGTCACCTAAACGTAGTATTACCAGTGACTCATTAGAAATGTCACGGAGAATTACCAATGTCTGGAAAATAAATAAAAACAAGAATGGTCTAGATCTAACACAACAAAAAGCAGCAGTTCAACTTGGGATGACCCAACCGATGTTCAGTCAAATGCTCAACGGTACAGTGTCAATTAATCCCATGATGGTTCTAGGTGTAGCTGCTTTGTTACGTTGCGACCTTGGGGCTTTAGTAGCAGACCTTAAAGAGTATAAGATCCTATACGCAGTAAGCCCGACTTCTAGTTTTCAAATCCCGGTTTCCCTAACTCTTACAGGGAAACCCGTGTCTGGAAAAACAATAAATATTATGATTAATACAATATCAGAAGTGTTTGGAGTAGAGATTGATACTAGTGAGTATGCACCTCGTTATAACATCGGCGAGTATGCAATCATTGACCCTCTTACTAACTGGGAGGTAGGTAACCAAGTTCTTATCCGTTATGGAAAAGGCGCTTGTTTAGTCCGTGTCGTCAGCAGTATTGATGGAAAGGTGGTTAAAACCCACCACCCAACAGTTGTCGGTGTAAGTACCACAATTGATTTAACTGATCCAACGATCACCGTTCGTGGTGTGATTCGCGGAGTTCAGTTTTAATTATGAATACGAATTTTAACTTCTCAACAATGCGCTGCAAAACAATGCATTGGATGACTGAAACGGTATGGGAATGGTGGTGTACCTTCACAGACTGTAACAGCTATCTAATAGCAAATTATGTAGTTGGCCAGAAACATTCTTGGTCGATCAGCTGCCACACGTTATTCATTGGATCAAATGATGAGGCAAATGGCCCCAACTAAGTAACTTTTTTTAAACCTCCAAATATAAGCAGGGCTAATACAATGAAAGAACATGACATGGTTGAGCGACCAGCGCATTACCAATCCGATACAGGAATGCAATGCATTGACGCCATCCGCGCTGCACTAGGACCAGAAGGATTCCGGGCCCACTGCAGAGCAACCGTAATTAAGTACCTATGGAGGGAGAAATGGGACACCGCAGAGGATGCCAAAAAGGCAGCGTGGTATCTCAATAGATTGGTAGAATCCTATGAAGATGACTCAAACTCTACTCACTGATCTTACAACGATGTTCAACAAGCCATTTATAGGCATGGACGAGGTAAGTGAATTACTTGGTGTACCAAAGCGTACCCTGCAGCAGAGTGTCTACTGTGGACGTTTTGAAGTGCCTACGTTCACACTGGGTAAAAAGCGCATGGTGCGTTTGTCTGACCTGGCGAACTACGTCGACGAGCAATGCGCGTTGTCCGCTGCTGAAATTAAAGAGCTGAACTAACCTCATCTAGCCGGTGTTCCATGATGACGCGCCGTATCTCCTTGGCACGCAGGACATCGGCTGGTGTGAGGTTCACATAGCGCAACAACGACTTCATGTCCGTATGGCCTGAGAACAACATCACTTCTTCTGCTTTGTACCCTTCGGCAAACAAGCGCGTTATCGCTTCGTGTCTAAGGTCATGAAACACTAGGTTCTTATAGTCAGAGCGTGTACTGCTTCCTTTTTCATTGATCCCACACACTTTACACATAGTGTTAAACATGTCTGACATGTTGCTAGCGCTCACTGGCCAGAATAAGGGTTTGCCCTTAGTGTGGATGCCCAAGGCTAAATACTCTTTAAGTACCTTAATGGCTTCTTCTGTGAGCGGTATGCACTGGTCGTTAGTCTCTTTCTTAGTCGGATGCTTTCGCTTCCATATCATCAATTCGCCTGTGTCGAAGTTTGAATCTGCCAACTCCATTCGCGCAAGCTCGCCCTCTCGCATTGTTGTTTCCAATGCTAAAGGAATAATGTATTTCATACGTAGCCGAGTCTTAAATGGATCTGATTCTGATCGTCTGCTACCGTCGTACCGTTTATGGGGCACAGACATAAGCGCTTCAAATTCACCTGGTGCTAATCTTCGGTTACGCTTACTGCTTGGTGCGGTTAAATCATAGTCACCTAGCACCGGACGAATGTCTCGAAGTGATCTGTCGGCGTTAGGGATTAGTTTAATTGCTCGGGCAAACACAAGGGCTTTACTCATGTAGCCAATGTCGTCCTGTACGGATTTGCCTTTCACTGTAAGACGCCGATGTTTAGCAAACTCAAAAAAATGCTGGCCAGTAAGGTCCGCAATGCTCACAGCAGCCATAGGCAATTTCTGCAGACGTATTAATGCGTTCTTTTTGGTCGTGCCAAACGGCTTAATGGGGTGGACTTCTGCTAAGTAGGAGGCCATGACAGCGCCCAACGTCCAACGCGCACTGAGCGCTGAGCCTTGCCAGTTGCCAAGATCCATATCGGATTCTATTTTCTTAGCCCAGCGTTGACCTTTAGCTTTGGTATCGAATTTCTTGCTAACGGGCTGGTAGCCCTTCTTGCGGATTTGAAAACGGTAGGAAATTACTTTCCCGGTCGCTTTATCTTTGATGGTGGTGCATGTTGCCATGGTGTATCTCCTTAACAGGCCCACAATCCCTCGCATCTTAGTGCGTCCGAAATTGCGTTCTTGGCTCTGTCACCAGTCTTAACTTACTGATACTTATGGAGAAAAATAAGTGGCGGAACGGACGGGATTCGGTAGCGCTAGCTAGCCTAAATCTCCATGAATATCAACAAGTTAGTTAATTTCCCGAGCCGCTATGGGTGCTATTATAGTGCAATTAAAAGCAATGTAAAGCAATAACTTACAATTAGCAGCACTTTCGTACTGCGTCCGTTAGTGCGTCCGATTACAATGCTATATTTCGCCCTCTTCCTCTTCCTCTACACCTTCCATACTAAGACCCCAAGACTTTAATATCTCTGTGGCTTTGTTGGCTTCGTCCACATGGATTTCAATGTATCGATTAACCTGAATGGGAACGATCCCCAGGATAGCTAGGACCACACCGGTGATACCGCCGATTGTAATGGCTTTGATCAAAAAAGCCAACGCCTCAAATAATGACTCCATATCATATACCCTCTTTGTAGAACAACTCAACAAACATTCGACACGTATCACTACGCTGAATATCTGAGATCTGGAAGTCCACAACAGTGATCGGCAGCGAGTGCTTAGCAAGCAAGTTAATCAGCACACCTAAACCAGACGTTTGCTTAATGTCCGACTGAGCCAAGTCACCCATCAACACCAACATGCAGTTCTCGCCTATTCGTGTGGTGACCGCCTTGATCTCTTCGACGGTCATTTGCTGTGCTTCGTCAATGAGCACAATAGCGCCCTCTTTATCGCCACCGAAACTACGCCCTCTGATCGTTTCCAATGGCTGCAGTTCAATGTTGCCGTTGTTAAGTGCGACGTCAAAACGTCCTGCGCCCATACGTTGCTTGAGCACATCGACCATGGGCATCACCCAGTTCAACATCTTGTCGTCTTTATCGCCTTTGAATGCACCGAGACTACGCCCAGTGGGAATGTTCGCGCGGCACAGGATTATCTTCTGTACGCGGTTCTGCATGAATTGGTCAGCGGCATAAGCGCACGCTAGATAGGTCTTACCTGAGCCCGCCACGCCTGATGCAATGATCACTGGGCAGTGTGGGTTTTTTAATGCCTTAAGGTACTTATCTTGGTTTGGTGTCTTTGGTTGTAGTGGCGGCCTTTGGCGCTCTTCAGCAAATTTATCAGTGGACTTCGTACGTGCTTCTTGAGTGTTCCGTCTCTTTTGTGACACAGGTCATACCTTTGTGGGTGTTGTGGTTAAATACGTGTTCCAGG